TTACTTGCTTATGCTTTGGCATTGGTTTCTCCTATACTAGCCGAGACGACGAGTAACTCTGGATCGAATTATCTTCTTCGCCTCTTGAATTCTCTTCATTTTTGCCTTAAGTTTTCTTTCTTGAATCTTAAGGGCTTTCATAAAATCGATGTCCTTGGCAATGCTATCAGCCTCTTCGCCTGCATCGGTTTCTTCTGCGTTGACCTTCTCAGGGTCTTCAACACCTGACTCGATTGGGTCACTCTCTCTAATAATACGCTGCTTCTCTTCTAAAACAATTTTTCTAAGAAGCGACGGTGTAAGCTTACGAATTTTTGACATTACAAAATCTCCTGGGTCTTTGACGTCGACCTGAGCGGTCCATTACTACATATTCACGAGCGATAAAATCTTCTATATCGAATTACTTCTTTGCGGGCCCATCAAAAGCCAATGAAGCCCAATTTTGTGAAGCACGCTCGCCAAAAATATCTGATAGCTCGACACCAGGTGCTGCCGTCTCAGTCATAGAAACTGCTCCAGGCTTTCCGTCGTTTGCCATCTGATCCTGATAAGTTCCTCTCGCAGTGTCTTCAAAAAGTGCAGCCATCATTGGATCATCTGTTAGCGATGATACATTTCTAGCAATTGCTTCATCGAACCTATCATTTCTTTTTCTATTGGGAGGTGCTTTCTTTCGTGGTCTTCGTGGAGCTTCTTCAGCTACAACCCTAGACTCAACTAAACTGGTCTGTGTATTTTCCAAACCTTCGGACAAAATTTCAACTAAACATTCTTTAACGATCTGTTTCAGATCGCCTCTTTTCAACTTAGCCATTATTAACCTACACCTTCATGACCATCAGAGCCGGTCAAAGCCGGGAACATGTTTCTTTCAACGTTTGTTAAGCCTGCCATTACTGAAAAAGCTGCAGCGCCGGATCCCCCGAGAAAGAAAACTTCTTTACACTTAAGCTCTAGCCTGTCAGTAGTTGCACCCGCTGATAGTTCGAAGTAGTTCGCATTGCTTCCAGTAATGTTATAGTTTCCCGCAACTGGTGTAAGAGGCCCTGAGACGCCGTTTTGTGAAAACCCAAACTTAAGAGTATGAGTATCATCAGTGTTCTTAATAACAAGCCATCGGGTAACTTGCGGAAATCGTACCTTAACTGTGGCTGAAGTGGTTACTTCATTTGCCACACTTGATGTGACATAAGGAATTGATGACTGTTGATATTCGCCTACGTGGTTGTGGTGTGCTTTAGGGTGATGTAGTGCCATCCTATTCTTCCTCCCATCCTAAGATATCATTAAAGATTCTATCAATGCGATCAGACCTGGTAAAGTGCTTATTCAAATCATTTTCGCTTATTTCTCTTCCTTCTCTCATCATAAATGCCCCGGGAGTCGATGGCTCAGAGACAAAGTCCCAACAGATAAGCTGAAAGTCGTCCTGGACGACTTGGTGGTCGCCTTCGGACTTTGTTGAGCCTACACCTCTAGACGAGATGCCAAGAGTTACACCCGACTCCACAAGGCTTTGTAAAATTTTTCCACTCGGCGTGTCTAGTAATTCGACTGATCCGTAACAAACGTCGCCATCCATAAAAGCCTCGCGAACAATATGAGAGGCGTTTTTCAATTCTACTACTGAAGAGTCTGGGTGATCGCATTCGCCAAGGGCCCTGTTTTCTTCAATAAACTTTTGGTAGTTTCTAATTTCTCTTTCTAGAATCGGCTGTGGGTAAATTCTTCCGTTTTGGTTAAGGGTATCAGCCTTCTGCAAGATACCTTTCAAAACTATCTTTCCGCCGTTTTGCTTTTTTGATTCTTCGATCATCTCTTTAGAGTAGTCGAACGCCAACCACTCTGTCAAAAGCTTCTTACTCATTGTTTTCCTCCACGAGCTCACTACCCAATTTAATCGTCGTCAAGAACTTAGCGACATTTTTATCTGATAGGTCTTCTGTGTCAAGTGAACTAACTGATTCTAGAACTAGCGGTAACTTTTTTAGACTGTAATCGCTGGTACAATTTCTTTGGTAAGTCTTTAACTGAGCAACTACTTCATCTTTCTGTTCTTTCATAATTGCTTTTGCCGGGCCGGCGTCTCCTGTCTCTTTACAGAAGACCATTTCTCTTATAAGGGCGCTTTGTCCTTTTGTAAGCGTGTTTCCGTACCTCTTGTTAAACTTTTCTCTCATGATTTTAACTGTGAGCTTATCAACGTCTTGTGACTTCATTTCGTCTAGATCTTGTTCAGGTTTCTCTGCAGTAAGCCAAGAGTGTATTTTGTCTTCATACAAAGCAACTCTTTTAATATCAGAGTCGGATCCGGCGCGCCAATCATTTAATAGTGTCTGAATAGTTGCGTACGTTCTATAGTCACTAATTCTAGTAGAATAAAACCCACTATCGTCCAGAGTGTGATTAATCTCTTTTATCAGCCTAGACTTTTCATTTCTAAGAAGACTAGCATCATGATCTTGAGCTGCTGCCTTTGCTTCTGACAATATTCTGGTTGCTATAGAATCAGAACTTACTGTTGTCTTGACCAGCGCGTTAAACAGCCTAAACTCTTTATAAAGCTCTGTCCCTTTTCTAAAATTTTTCTTAAGAATCTCCAGAACAACATTGGCACGATCCATGTCACCTTCAACGAGTGACTCGGATACTTTGCGCACTAGCTGCTCATAGATGATTCCAACGTTTCTTTTTTTATTATGTGTCTTGCTCATCTTTGTCCGGACTCACTAAATCTGCTAGATTAAACTCAATTGGTTCGTCATCACCATCTTCAATAGACGCTTCACTAAGTATGGTGCTACGTCGTATACCTATGGCACTCTCCATGTTACTTAAGGCACGTTCAACATCTCTAGTCATTCTAGTATGGCGCCTAATATTATCGTCTAAGAACTCTTCAACCACATCGTTCCTTGGTAGCATAGCCTCAGCGAACGAGCTTGTTCTCTTTGACCTGGTCCCTAGCGGATTTTTCAAAAAGTCATCATCAAACGGCTTGTTCATGCTGTCTTGAGTCCTTCCTGACTTTCCAATTGACACCATTTTTCCTAAGTCAGGCATGGCAAGAGCATCGGCTCCAGCTGTGACCTTTCTACTCTTTTGTATTGGCTCGTTAAAGATGTTTCTAATTTTCTTTTGTGCTTTAACCGGTGCATTGGTGTCTGCGATTGAAAGGCGATCACTAATGTCATCATCATCAACGTCGTCTTCGTCTAAATCATCACCTTTTTTCTTGCTTCCAGGCTCTGCTGTCAAGAGCTTTCCGTCCTTATTGTCAGAGGCAAACAGACCGCCGCCTCCCTCATCGCCTCCGCCTTCGTCTCCGCCTTCGTCTCCGCCACCTTCGTCGCCACCACCTGATCCAGCTTCAACGGCCTTGTCTTCATCAGTATCAGCAATTCTCTCTTCAATCATCGATTCGATTTGCTCTTCAGTCATCTCAAGGATTTGCTTTCTAATATAAGATCTGCTAACAAGCCCTTCTGGAGCACTTCCTGCAATTTCAAATCTTGCCCTGATAAGCTCTAGTTTTTGCTGCTGTGCAATTGACGACGGGTTAGAAAGCTTGAGCTCGAAGTCGACCAAGTCCTCACCTTCGTATCCGTGTGAATACAAGTGAATCATTGCCAACTTGTTAAGTTCTGCCAAGACTGTCTTCTGAATTCTAGAAATAGTTCTGCTAAATCTGATGTCTTCCTGGGCAAGTGTTGCCTTTGCGCCGATCTCTTCATCATAACCGAGATAGGCTTTTGGAATCTTTAGTGCGGCAAACAGCTTCTTTTGAATATACTGGACGTCTTCAATGGCAGCAGCGTTTTGGCCACCAGCAAGTGTATCGATCTTTGTTCCGCTTTCACCGCCTCTGACAGGTAGGAAATAGTCCTCATCTACAGAAAGTGGGTTATACCTTAAGTCAACCTTGCCTGTGTCTCTGTCAACAATCTGGTTCCTCTTAAGGCTGGTTTTCGCCTGCTCTAGATAGTTTGCAACTTCTTCAGGCGGCACGTTACCCACATCAATATAGAAGACTCTTCTCTCAGGTGCACGAATTACTCTATAGACGAGCATTGCATCTTCAATTAAGATAAGCTGTCGCCAAATTCTTCTAGCAGCTTCTAAAACAGAAGATCCGTACGGAAGAAAAGAATCGTTTCCAAGTAATCTAAAATGAGAAAGCTGCCAGTTTTCTAAAATCTGGTTTCCCTGTGTTATCCAGCGAAATCTTACAGCTAGTGGGTCATCCGGATCAAACCCTTCTTCTCTTTCTATTTCAGATATCGAAATTGGAAATGCATTAATCACGCCGTATTCCGGTGATACATCATTAAAGAGGAAGAAATCACCGTACTTGCAGAGGTTGCGAACCCACATGACAAGATTGAATTCCACATTCAGCGTTTCATAAAACAATTGTTCTAAAAGCTCTTGAAGTTTTCTATTCTCTGAGTAAATGTGTAAAACTCTACCTTTGTCATCAGGAGAAACAGTTTCTTCAGCATAAATGTCCAAAGCACTGGCGATTTCTGGTGTGGCTTCCATTTCAGAGAAGTCACTATACCTTGACATTCTGTCAAAAGATCCGTAAGAAGATAATGTGCTGTTGTATACGTCACTGTGTGCGCGCTTAAATACTTCAAGCGCCGTAGAAGTTGTACTTACCTTGTTTGAGTATCCGCGGACCTTTCTTTTTATAACGGGTCCAGATCGGAAGAGCTTAGTAAGTCTTACAAAAAGATTTTGATTCTTTCCAGCCATGTTTTCACCTTCTATCTTAACTAGGATAGTACTGCGTAGAATTCACTACATAAACTAAAGCAGCCAACTCATGTCGCCGTATGGACTTTTACTTCCGCTAGTCGTGTATGCCTCTGCTTGATAGACACTAAATGGGTTGTAGTTTTTTCCGGCCCATGGGTTTTTAATATGTTCATGCCCTCTAGAGTTGACACTGAAACCTTCAAGCATGGCCTTGTTAATATCATATGAATGTTTGCTGTGCACAGGCGACGTGTCATACAGCCATACACCAATAGCTAGCGCCATCATCAAGTCATCGTTTTGACCTTTTTGTGCCTGAGCTTTGTTTCCCTTCCACACGAAGGTCTTAGCTTCCTCATAGAGCCTCGACGAATAAGTCATAATCTCTCTGTTTCTTATCACTTGCTCGAGCTTGGTCAGTATTTGATTTCTGGACTGTCCAGTGGTTGCAAATCCAATTTTTCCTACTTCAATTTCTCCAAGGCCGTACATTGCAGAAAACCTGTCCTTCTCATTTTTGAAGTATAGGTTTTTGTAGCCAAGATCTCTAAGCTTCATAATGACAGCATAGCCGTAGGTGTTATTTTCAGGACACAGAAGTGCCTCATTATATCTCTTTCCTGCTTCAGCCAGAACCATGGCAAACTGGTCTGGCGGAATCTTACCCTTAAATTCAGCCACAACCTCTGACTCGCCTGTGTCTATTACATGAAACGTTGAGTAGTCACCAGAGTCCCCTCTAGAAACATCAGCAGAAATTATGTATTGATGTTCGGACAAAGCGTACTTCCACACCCACACGCCCATTTCAGGACCCCATCGATCCATTGGCTTTTTAATGTTTGCTCCAAGCCAAGCGATATCATCAGAGCTTAAGACTGTATCGCCCGAAGCAGAGAAATCACATAATAACTCTTGTGCTATCTGCTTTTTTGACAGGTTCTTAGATTCACTAGCAAACCAATCTTCCCCGTGCTCGGGATGCACATCCCATGGAAGCTTTATTGGGTTGAACTCATTTTCTCCGGACTCCGCCTTTACCCACAAATCGTGGTATTGGCCGCCTACGCCGTTAGGAGTGGAAAGAATAATTGCCCGGCCACCGGTAGAAAGAGTAGGATATAGTCCGGTAAATAGCTCATCAAAATTTCTAACAAAAGCAGCCTCATCAACAATGAGCAGAGAAAGTGCCTCAGAACGTCCTGCATCATCTGAGGTCGGGACTGCCTTAATCTGCGAACCATTGCTAAACTCTACCGCCTGCTTGTTATTCCCCACAATTTCAGGCATTAAAAGCCACTTAGGCATCGAACGAAGAGCAACCTTGACTTTCTTAATAAAGTTTTGAGCAACAGCTAGCTTAGTAGCGATAACAAGAACATTCTTGTCTTTATAAAATGCAGCTAGCCACACAGCATAAGCAGCTGTAAGCGTGGAGATTCCTAACTGCCTCGACTTAAGAATAATGTTAAATCTGTGGTCGTTAAAATCCCCCACAGCATCATCTTGAAAAGGATACGTGTTGAAGGGAATCAGCCCCTTTGTTGGATGCTGAATCTTTACGTACTTGTTCATAAAGTACACAGGATCTTTACCACAGCGCACTATCTCTTTAATCTGGCGCTGCTTACTAGTGATTGCCATTAATCTTGCAACTTGAGTCTATGGTGCCTTCTGTAATACGCAGTTCTACGAGGGGCATGGATCGCACCTGGCAGGATCTCTATGTCATCATCTTGAAATACCTCTTTTAGCTTGAGGGCTTTTCCTGTGATTTCTTTGTAAGAAGACTTTAGTTCAGACAGTTTGTCAGTCAAGTGCTGTATTGCCTCTTCGGTGACGCGTGTCATTTGTCCTCGAATTGCGTGCTCACCTGCAAAGTGTACAATAGACTGATACTTTAAGATCAGTGAGTCGCCTTCAAAGTGGGCCGTAATTGACCTTGTGCCCATTGGGCTTGACTCATTTCCAAACGTAGTGTTAAGAAGAGAGCTTAGTATATCGTGTTTTGTAAGCATTATTTTCTCCGTTTGCTCCTCAGTTAACTAAATATGACGGACGAGACAACAGATTCTCGCGGTATTTCGAGATCTTTTCTTTAGAAGGGCGCCACCCTTCTTTCCACCTGGTTCTGTTTGGTTCAGCCCATGTTACCTTGCACTCAGAACAGCACATATAAGTAGTATAAGACAAAACATCACTTTGGTCCCTTAACGACAAGTCGCAGACAGGACAGTCAAGCGGGACTTT